AGTATTCCGTACGATGAAATTATAAGTACAGATGACTATGGCTTTATTAATACAATTACTGAGAATATCTAATGAGCAATGAACTTGATAAATTTTTAAACATCGCCTCTGGCGATAACTTACCGACTGTGATCGAAAAGAAGATGAGTACGCAAGTCTCAGCCGACTTCGAGTATGCTCGCGAGAACATGATGGAAGTCATCAATAAAGGTCAAGAAGCACTCTTTGATTTGATGGATGTGGCCAAACAAAGTCAGCATCCTCGAGCATATGAAGTCTTGGCAACCATGATGAATACGATGGTGGCAGCAAGCAAGGACTTAGTTGATCTTCAGGCCAAAAAGAAGAAGATCATGGAAGATGATCCTTCTGCTTCTCCTCAGCAAGTCACAAACAATCTTTTCGTAGGTTCGACTGCCGAGTTACAGAAATATCTGAAGCAGCACAAAGATGGCGAGTGAAAACTATCTCGGGAATCCGAGGCTCAAGAGAGCAGATACAAAGGTCGAGTATACTCCCGAGCAAGTCGCAGAGTACATTAAGTGCTCTGAGGATCCGATCTACTTTATCTTAACTTACTGTAAGATCGTGAACATCGATAAGGGTCTGATCATGTTCCCGCTCTGGGAATTCCAGAAGGAAATGATCCTTGCATTCGAAGAAAATCGCTTCGTAATCTGTAAGATGCCTCGTCAGGTTGGTAAGACGACTACTGTTGCCGCTTACTTGCTTTGGAAGATCGTATTCAACGAAGAATACTCGATCGCTATTCTGGCCAACAAAGACAGACAGGCTCGAGAGATTCTTGGCCGTATTCAGTTGATGTTTGAGCATCTTCCGAAGTGGCTTCAAATGGGTGTTACCGAATGGAATAAGGGTAACATTAAGCTTGAGAATGGATCTGAAATCCTTGCTTCGGCTACCTCATCATCTGCTATTCGTGGTACTTCTCAGAACATGGTTTACCTCGACGAGTTTGCCTTCGTTCCGACCAACATCCAAGACGAGTTCTTCGCTTCGGTTTATCCTACCATTTCATCCGGCCAAAGTTCGAAGGTTCTCGTGACTTCGACACCGAACGGTATGAACATGTTTTACCGCATTTGGACAGAGTCTGAAGAAGGTAGAAATGCTTATGCTCGTGTCGACGTTCACTGGTCACAGATTCCTGGCCGTGACGAAGCATGGAAAGAACAGACGATCAGCAACACGTCTGAAGAACAGTTCAGACAAGAATATGAGTGCGAGTTCCTTGGATCTTCGAACACTCTGATCCATCCTACCAAACTTCGTAACATGGTCTATAAACATCCGATTGCACAAGCAGACGGCGGACTCAAGATCTATGAAGAACCAGAACCAGATACAATCTATGCTATCGTAGTTGATACATCTCGAGGAGCAGGAGCCGATTATTCTGCTTTTATTATTGTCAACGTATCGACGATGCCTTATCGACAGGTGGCCGCATATCGAAATAACTTGATATCGCCGATGATCTATCCGAACATCATTTATAATGCGGCTATCAAATATAACGATGCTCTTGTTCTTGTTGAGACGAACGATATTGGTCAGCAAGTGGCCGACATCTTACACTATGATCTTGAGTATGACGGTGTTCTCGTAACTGCAAATAACGGCAGAACGGGCCAAAGTCTGTCAGGAGGTTTTGCTACTACCACTCACTATGGTGTCAAGACTACGAAGCAAGTCAAAAGAGTTGGTTGTGCCACGCTCAAGACTCTCGTAGAATCTGATAAGTTCTTGATCTATGATTATGATACCATCTATGAGCTGACTCGCTTCTCACTCAAGAATAGTTTAAAAGGCAACCAGTCATACGAAGCAGAAGACGGTAACGATGATATGGCTATGTGTTGTGTTCTCTTTGCTTGGTTGACTACTCAGCCATATCTGAAAGAGATTACCAACGTCGACATTCGTATGCAGATTTATGAACAGAATGAGAAGATGCTCGAGCAGCAGATGCTTCCATTCGGACTGATGAGCACGGGTGATGACATTCATGATGAAGAAGTGAACGAACCACTCTTCGACGGTGGACCAAAAGACGACTTTTGGGTTGCCAAGAAGATGGGATTCTTTGAAGGAAACTTTTGATATGAAAGATGAATACGGACTTAATCTCAGAAAATTAATTAAACCCATGAAGTATGCGCTGAATAATCCTGGGAAAGCTTTAATTTTTATTTTACAAGTAGTGCGTCATGGCAGTGGACCTTCTTTAAAATATACGTATAAAAAGATGCTCGAAACTCGGACGGGTGGAGAGATGGCATATAAGTCTGAAGAAATATCAGAATATTTGCCTGGTCTTGTGGATAGACCTGAAAAATCTGTTGGTAAGGCCGCAGCTGATTGTTTTCAACATCATCGATTAGCTATTGTAGCAATGAGTAGAAAAAATACTGCTGATCAATGGATTGAAGCTAAACATCCTTACAGTTGGATGGCGAGAAGATATCGTGATACTCATGACATATGGCACATTTTAACAGATTATCCTACAACCGCAGAAGGAGAAATGTGCATGATAATGTTTTCTTATGCACAAACACGCTCGCTTGCATGGTTAGTAATTAGTTTAAGTATCTTGTTCACACTTTTAATAAGACATCCTTTGGAAGCTTTTACTCGAATTAGAATGGTGTATGAAGCATATCGAAATGGCAAAAGAGCTAAGTTTCTATTAGCCGAAAATTATGATGAACTACTATCTGAAAATCTAGATTCTGCTAGGGAACGACTGAACATCCGCTTGCCGAAAGCCTTTGTTAACAGATCTCCTAATTTTTTGAAGTTATAAATAAAGCAAATGCAACTTATATGACTAACCTTTAAAGGGAGATAACAATGGCGTTTCAAGTCAGCCCGGGAATTAACGTTTCTGAAATTGATCTTACAACATCTGTTCCGGCACTTGCGACTACGGTCGGCGGTTTCGGCGGAGTATTTCGTTGGGGACCAGTAGGAAAGTTTGTTCTTGTAGATTCAGAAAATACACTCGCAAATCGCTTCGGTAAACCAACTTCAGACAACTACGAAACGTTTTATACAGCAGCTAACTTCCTTTCTTATGGAAATGCTTTGTATGTTTCTCGTGCTGCGACTACAACTGGTTTTTCTAATACAGCAACTATTACTCTCGATTCAGACGTATCGCTTGCCGCGAATGGTACAGCACTCGGTCTGACAGCTGGACTTCGCGTACAAGGTGATGGCATTGCAGAAGATACTTTTGTAACAGCAGTAACTAACAGCGCTATTACAATTTCAAAGGCAGCAACCGCAAGCGCTTCAGCACTTCTTTCATTCTTTGCTAACGCTACGACACTTTCTGCTTATGCTGGTAATACGGCTGCAGTTGTTGCATCGAACGTAGTTATTCGCAACTCAGAAGAGTTCGAAAACAAAGGTGCAACGAACACAGCATTTACAGGAACAGAGTTCGTAGCTCGTTATCCTGGTGCACTCGGTAACTCGCTGAAGGTTTCGATGTGCGATAGCGCAACACAATATGCCGAAACAGTTACATTCGAAACTAATACCACTTGGGGTTCAACAACTGCAAACACATATGCTCTTGCTGATCTTACAAGTGCCACTATGTCGATCGCCGTAGGCAGCAACACTGCTAACGTAGTATTCGTATGGTCTGCAGACGAATTCTCTGATCGTGTAGCTACTGCTACTGGTGCGCAAACAGTCGGTTCGAATGGCGTATCAGCCAACTTCATCTCTCTGACAGCCGCAAATACAGCCTTCACAAACGGCGATGCAATCTGGTATGCAAGAGGAGCAGCTTCGACTGCGAATAGCATTCAAGGTCTATCTGAAAATACAACATACTTCATTACTGGAGCGAATACAACTGGATTTACTCTATCGTTAACATCAGGCGGCGCAAACGTTGCTATCTCTAACGGTGCTGCAAACTCAGACGTATACTTCACGAAGCAAACTGCTGGTGGTTTAGGTCTTACGCTTGCACAAGCTCGTCTTGCTGTAACCGCACTTAAAGATAAGATTACTGTAGGTGATTACATCGAAGTTGGTAACACAACAGTCGGTAAGCAAAACATGAAGGTTACTTCGGAAGGCGCGCAAGCCGATGACGGTACGAACATCTTCTTCAACATCGGTTTCGATTCAACTTGGAATAAGTCGACTAACTTCAGCGGTACTTCATTGAAGCGTCAATGGGAATACTTCAACGTTGTCGAGTCTGCTCCTGGTGTATCTTCATCGATGACAAATGCAGGTGGTTCTATTGTCGACGAAGTTTCAGTTGTTGTAGTTGACGAAGACGGTCTGATCAGCGGAACACCCGGTCAAGTTCTTGAAATCTACCAAAACCTTTCACGTGCAACAGATGCCAAGAAAGATGACGGTACGACTAACTACTATAAGACTGCAATCAACGACTTCTCACGTTGGATTTGGGCTACAAACGATCGTGACGGTGCAGCTTCTAATACTCTGTCAAACGTTGCTAATTCTACTAACACGACAACTTACACACGTTCGTTCGTTCGTGGTACAGACGGCGCTAACGAAAGCACAGTGTCGATGGCAGCTCTTGGTTCTGCATATGATCTCTTTGCAGATGCAAGCACAGTCGATGTTTCTCTTATTCTTCAAGGTAAGGCAATCGGAACTAACGACGTTCAGCTAGCCAACTATCTGATCGATAACATTGCAGAAGTTCGTAAGGATTGCGTAGTATTCGTTTCTCCTGCATATTCTGATGTTGTAGGTATTAACGTAGAAAATCAACAAGCACAGAACATCGTAGACTTTAGAAATGCTCTGCGTAATACTTCATACGCATTCCTCGACTCTGGTTACAAGTATCAGTACGACAAGTATGCGGATGTATATCGCTACGTTCCACTGAACGGTGACATTGCCGGCCTGACAGCTCGCAGTGATAGCCTCAGAGATCCTTGGTTCTCTCCAGCTGGATTTACTCGCGGTCAAATCAGAAACCTTGTGAAGCTTGCATTCAGCCCTGGAAAAACTGAAAGAGATCTTCTTTATAAGAACGATGTCAATCCAGTTGTCACATTCCCAGGTCAAGGCACAGTACTTTACGGAGATAAGACTCTCTTAGGTCGTACAAGTGCATTCGATCGTATTAACGTACGTCGTCTGTTCATCGTTCTTGAAAAAGCGATCGCTACAGCTTCAAACTCTACTCTGTTCGAATTCAACGACGAATTCACAAGATCACAGTTTGTTAATCTGGTTGAGCCATATCTTCGCGACGTTCAAGGTCGTCGTGGAATCTTTGACTTCCGTGTGGTTTGCGACGAGACGAATAATACTGCTGAAGTAATCGATAGCAACCGCTTTGTTGGAGATATCTACATCAAGCCTGCTAAGTCGATCAACTTCATCCAGCTAAACTTCGTCGCCGTAAGATCTGGTGTCGAGTTCAACGAAATCGCTGGCCAGTTCTAATAAATAAGATAAACCTAGGAGGAAAGTAAATGGCTTTTAATATCAATGAAATGAGAAGCCAACTAGCTTTTGGCGGTGCAAGACAAAACCTGTTCCAAGTGGATATTTTTAATCCTGCGAACAACTCAGGGGATGCAAAAACAAGATTCATGTGTCAGGCAGCCCAGCTGCCTGGCTCTGATCTTGGAGTCATTCCAGTGTTTTACTTCGGTCGTCAAATGAAGTTAGCTGGTGACAGAACGTTCGCCGAATGGACAGTAACAATCATCAACGATGAAGACTTCCTGATCCGTAATGCGATGGAAGAATGGTCGAATAGAATCAATCGCCTTCAACGCAACGTCAGAGAAATTGGTCCTGGATACAAGTCACAGGCGACAGTTACTCAGTTTGGTAAAGATGGCACGAAGCTCCGTACTTATGATTTTAACGGAATCTTCCCAAGTAATATCAGCCCAATCGAACTCGATTGGTCTACAACCGATCAAATCGAACTGTTCCAGGTAACGTTCCAATATGACTACTGGTCAGTTGGTCGTACTGGATCGACAGGTCGCGCCGGCGGTGAATAATAAGTAAAGGGTAATCATTCCCTTTACTTTTTTGTTATTTAAATTGGAGAACCCATGGCCGAGTTATTTGGTTTTGAAATTAAAAGAAAGCAAGAAGAAAAAGAGCTTCCATCATTTGCTCCTAAACAGGACGATGATGGAGCTCTTGTTCTTGCCGAAGGTGGAGCTTATGGCCAGTATGTTGATATGGAAGGTGCCATTCGCACCGAGTCAGAGCTCGTCTCGAAGTATAGAGAGATGGCTCAACATCCAGACATCGAACTTGCTGTCGATGACATTATCAACGAAGCTGTTGTTATTGATCCCAAAAAAGAAGTCGTATC